TATATTACGCTACAGTAAATTTGTATCCGGAGAACGTCAGTTGATCGCTGGGGATGTTTGCAACACCTATCACATAGGTAAACATCAGGTCATTGATATTTACAGAAACGGTATTATCTATATTGGCTTGCGATCCAATATAAGAAAACGCAGGGAAGTCCTGAGCAGAAGGCTCTGTGGTAACGCGCCTGAAGGTTACTTCTGAATTATCGAACAACACTCCGCTTAAATTCCCAAAATAAATTTGCGTTGAGTTTTGGTCATCATCAAGAGATTGCAGCGAAGTAAAATTTAATACTACGGCGGTTGGCATTCCCTGAATTGTTTTGCCGGAAAACTGTTCTACGATTGCGGATATGTCCGCTAAGGTTAAATTCATGATTTTATTTTTATGGGTAAACCTGTATTTGGAATAAGTTATTTAAGAGCACATCATCAGCAGAGCCAGCGCCAGCTATATCATAAGTAGCCACACTCACCACGTTGGCACTCACCCAGTCTGCATAAGCAACAAATCCGGTGCCTTGCGCTGAAGATGTTTGAGATATTGAAACAGCAGTTTTGTTTGCTGTAAAGGCACCTGTAAGAGTGGCTGTATAAATGCCAGACCCAACATAAGCCCACACTACGGTTCCCCCCAGTGTGTTTTCTAATACAGTATCAACTGGCGCACCAACGCCTGTTTGTGTAAGTAGCGCAGTGTATGTACCAACACCAAAGATTACATTGGTGTAATTCTGTGTAGCAATTAGAGAGAATCCAGATGGGAATGTACAGCCCGTGAGGATGAAGCCACCGTCAGCAATGACAGCGCCCGCACCAAAAATGCAATTAGATATTGTCCCTTGACAAACAATAAGCGCATTTACATTAAGGGTGTTTGAGGTGAATGTAGCGGTGGGAGCAAGCTGGACAGATGATCCCTGAAGCATGATGTTGTCGCTCAGCGTAGGCACGCCAACACCACCGCCATATGAAACTGCAATGTTTTCTCCAGTCAAAATATTATTGCTGAAGAACTGAATTACTCCAGCCCAGCTTATGCCGTTGCGGATTATATTGCTATGGCAAGATTGGTCTCCCCATGGAAAATTGAAAATTGTATTGGTATTATTTATGTCCCAGATTTCATTTGCGTAATCATCTCTGCGCATGATGATAGAATCGGTAGGCGTATCATCAAGGATGTAAACGATTTCATTGCGCTGGCTATTAACATTGTCAAGGTAAACAGCGGTTTGATCAAATGTGCTTGTGGTGGTTCCCTGAACTAAAATTCTATCTCCTGGGTCAATCGCTTGTGATGAGTCAGTGACGTTATACCATCCTCCAGGAATCACAGTTGATCCTGTTACAAGCGCCTGTGCTGCAGCAACAGTTATATTAATTGGAGTCATACCTACTCCCTGAAATCCTTGTGTTCCCTGAAATCCTTGAGTACCCTGCGTTCCTTGTGCGCCAGTAGAACCTGTTGCGCCTTGTGCTCCTTGTGCTCCCTGCACACCTTGTGTGCCCTGAGTCCCTTGTGCGCCGGTTGCGCCAGTCACTCCTTGTGTGCCCTGCGAGCCTTGGGTTCCTTGCACGCCTTGACTTCCCTGTACACCTTGAGTACCAGTTGCGCCTTGTGTTCCTTGCGATCCGGTTGCGCCTTGCGATCCTTGGAATCCCTGATTTCCCTGAGAACCCTGAACACCCTGGGAACCTTGAACTCCAGCCACACCTTGTGTTCCCTGGAAGCCTTGTGTCCCTTGCGCTCCAGTAGCTCCAGTTATTCCCTGAAACCCTTGAGTACCCTGCACGCCTTGATTGCCCTGGAAGCCGGTAGCTCCTTGAATTCCCTGCAATCCTTGAGCGCCCTGCACACCTTGAAATCCTTGACGGCCCTGAAATCCTTGAGCACCTTGCACCCCCCTTTGCCCCTGCACACCTTGATTTCCCTGGTTGCCCTGGAACCCTTGTGGGCCCTGTGCTCCAGTGGAGCCTTGCGAACCTTGTAGCCCTTGTGCGCCTTGCACACCCTGGGTGCCTTGAAATCCTTGACGGCCCTGGAATCCTTGATTGCCCTGTATGCCTTGGAAACCCTGCGCTCCTTGCGCTCCAGTAGCACCAGTATTTCCTTGTGTTCCCTGTACGCCTTGGTTTCCCTGTAACCCTTGAGCGCCCTGAACACCCTGCGCACCTTGCGTTCCAGCCGATCCCTGCGATCCTTGCAATCCTTGTGACCCCTGAACTCCAGCAGCGCCCTGTACTCCTTGAGTTCCTTGCACGCCTTGATTTCCCTGGAAACCCTGGAAGCCTTGAGCGCCAGGAGTGCCAGCAAAACTCCACAACAGATTTGAAGTTCCCATTGTGATTGAGCCAGCCGTATACATCAACCAGAACTGATTATATAAAGTAGCAGCTGGATCAGAAGCGATTGTATATGTTCCTTGAAAAACTTCTGTATTAGCCTGATCGTAGTCAGTAGTACGAGTCAAGATATATGGAACGGTTGCGCCGTCTCCATCTTGAGTCATATCAAAGATACCATTGCGTGAAGGCGTAACCTCATCTTTTACTAAGATGCGGTCTCCAACCAATGGCGTTATTCCACCTACCACTCCAAGAGCCGCATTTGTATTTCCAGTTAAGGTCGCGCCAACACCTAATACTCCATTGGCATAAGTGTTTGCCGGAAGCGGAGCGGTAGTTATTGTTTGTACCGCAAGCACGCCGCTGGTTGGAAGACTGCCACCCTGAGTGCCCTGGAAACCTTGATTGCCTTGGGTTCCCTGTGTACCCTGAACTCCAGCGGTTCCTTGAACGCCTTGCTGACCTTGCGCACCTTGAATGCCCTGTGATCCCTGCACGCCTTGAGCGCCTTGTGTTCCGGCTGAACCTTGTGTGCCTTGCGCTCCGGCCTGACCTTGTGTGCCCTGGTTTCCTTGAGCGCCGGTTGCACCCTGTGCTCCGGTAGTTCCCTGGAAGCCTTGAGTGCCTTGTATTCCTTGCGCACCCTGTGCGCCTTGTGCGCCAGCAGTTCCTTGAGTTCCTTGCTGACCCTGCGGCCCTTGCGCACCGGTTGTCCCCTGGCTACCCTGAAGACCCTGTGCGCCTTGTGCGCCTTGTGCGCCAGTTACGCCCTGAAATCCCTGATCTCCTTGTGATCCTTGGTCGCCCTGTGAGCCTTGCGAACCTGTTGTACCTTGGGCTCCAGCCAATCCTTGATTACCTTGAGCACCTGTAACACCTTGTGGGCCCTGTAGCCCTTGGGCTCCAGCCGCTCCTTGTGTTCCCTGTGTTCCTTGTGTGCCTTGAGAGCCCTGAACGCCTTGCGATCCTTGCGAACCTTGAGCGCCAGTAGCGCCCTGCGCACCAGCGCCACCTTGAGAGCCTTGTGTTCCATTCACGCCTTGTGGCCCCTGGCTCCCTTGCGTCCCGGCAGAGCCTTGTGTGCCTTGAGTGCCCTGATTCCCCTGTGCGCCCTGTGCGCCATTCACTCCTTGTGAGCCTTGAGCGCCTTGCGGCCCCACACCAGCACTGGCATTATTTATTCTTCTGAGGTCTTCAATGATAGGAGTCAGCTCAGCAAATGAGACTGCTGCTATTGGAATTGTATTTAAGCCTTCGGAATATAAGGTTGAAACAAATGGCATTTGTGTGTGTGATTAATGTGTTACTATTTTAATTTTATCATGCATCAGTGTTATTGTCATCGCAACATCCATTGCATATCTCTCTGAAGTTTTCAATTACATTATTCAACCATGTGTCCATGGCGCTTTGCGTCATACACAAATCAGCAGGAGCAACAAGGCATTGGCCACCAGTTAGAGTTCCTGTTGTTACAGTTGTAAAAGTGGAACCTCCTGTTAAGCGAATAGAAATTGTAAATGTGGAACCACAGTAGGTGTCATCATCTGGGCTTGTCAAACGAAAAACAATTCTGCCATCCGGCGCAACCCAAGACACAGCAGTCCATGTACCTAAATTAATTTGTGTTACCAGCGCCCTGATAGCATCATCTACGGTAGCGTATACGCCAACGAGCGAAACGTTTAATGAACTAAAGCTGCTCAGGATACTGATCGCATCGTATGGGCCAGTGTCATCATTAAAGACAGTCGTTGAAATTGACGGAGCGCCCTCATCTATGATTTCACCAACCGGCGTGTAGCATTTTAAAAACTCACGGATGTTAACCAGGTAACTCAAGTTCGCTTGCTCACAATCGCATACCTCAGTACCAGCGTTGTACTGCTGTACCATTTGGTATGCCTTATCAGCTGCGCAGCAACCAATCTGGACATATAAATTTTCTATATCGGTTCTGGTATACATTAAGTAAGCATTGTTTGAGAAATCAATAGGTGACCGCCCCAGCGAATTGTGTTTCCAACAAGACCGGTAACAAGAAATCTTAATGTTGAACCCGACATACCGATTGATAATGTGGTTCCACCTACGGCACCACCAGAGGCATAATTAGGAGTGTTAGCTATCGTTGTATAGCCGATGGGCGCAGCGGTGCCTCCGTCAAGCCATAATAAATCTCCAATCATTAATGACTGGATTGAAAAATTATTAGAAGCCCAGTTGCCTGTAGCCCCAGAAGTTCCTCCGGTTACTACATCGGCAGCGCCAAATGTTCCCGTTGGATTACTTATGTAAAGTGATGTACCGTTTACAGAAATAACAGTTGCTGTAGCAGCCGAGATTGATCCAGTAACTGTTTCACCAGGGACGAATGTTCCAGCGATACCGCCAAGGATTAGAAATAAAACTGTGTAACGGCCACATCTTCCTTTGACTCTCCATTCAATCATGTCACCGGCAATATTTGGAGGCGTTGCCACAGCCACGCTTCCTGTCACCGTAGCCTGGAATGACCATATGCATTCTCCTGGCATAATGAATGTGCCGCCACCATCTTCGCGTCCAGTCAAAACCGTTGGTGTATTATTGGCAGTTACAACGGCAAGAGAAAAATCTTCTACCTGAAATCTTCCGCTCTTGCTTGCAAAAGACGATGAATGAACACGACCCCCATCAATAGTTGATAGGCCGCCACGACCAGTTAGTAAGCTGTGAATAGCGGTTGATGATCCATCATAACCTATGATGTTACAATTAGTAGTACCAGTTGAGCTGTTGTTTGATCCGCCAACAAATGATTGATCGCCTGTAATTGTATTTAAGTATCCACCGGCAAAAGAACCGTTTGCCGTTCCAGATATTGTGTTCTGTTGTCCGGCTCCAACATTACCGCCACCGCTGCCAGAAACTGTGTTGCCATATCCAATAGCTGAATTAGCAATCACTCCACCACTTACAGCGTTGGCATTTCCAAGCGCCCCAGCTCCAATGACGGCACCATTTATCGTATTTGATTTTCCAAGAGCAACCGATTGCGCAGCTGTTCCAGAAATTGTATTCAGTGCGCCAAGTGTAGTATTTGAAACACCGGTGCTTGAAATAACATTTCCATTTCCTGCTGCTACTGCGCCAACGCTATTAGAAACAGAGTTGCTGAATCCAACGGCAGTTGAGCTATTAGAACCAACAGTATTACTTAAACCGAAAGCATATGCGCCTGTTGCTGCAGCGTTGATTGTATTGCCAAATCCGACTGCTGCATTAAATGTCCCCGATGATGATATTGTGTTGTTGTCACCAACAGCCATTGAGTTGTCGCTGGAAATATTATTTCCGCTACCACTACTCATTGAGTTGTTCCCGGACACAGTAGAGGTTCCGGCCAAAGCAACACTTTCATCGCCTGTTACCGTAGCAAGTGTGCTTGATGGTTTTATATTTTGCACAAAACTTCCTTCTCCTGCAGCCGGAGCAAAAGCTGTTTGCTTGATTACAAACCAATCCTGCCCAGCAACAGCTTCGGCTCCGCCGGCAGAAGCATTTATGGCAATGATTAAATCACATCCATTTAAAAATCCGGTGGTAGGATCGGTGTACGCGAAAACTCTTTTCCCTGGAGTGAGTACCGCAGCGCCACCAACACGTCCTGATTTAATAATACGATAACAAGCAAATTGAACGGCTGCAGGATAATCAGGATCGCCGCTAGCATCTATATCGCCAATGACAATCATTCCACTGGTTCCATTTGAGCCAGTCCACAGATGCCACAGTCCGGCAAAGTCGCTTGCAACCGGACTTGCAATAGCTGTTGTGCTTTTCTTTATAGCAATGTAGCTTTTCGATACATCGCTATTGCTGAATCCAGCTCCAGCGGCGTCATCAGCATAGGCAATATAAATATATGCGCTGGCTCCATCTTGGCCTTGAGTACTTGTAATGGCTCCGCAATTATCACAACAATTTGTGCTCATTGATTTTTTTATTATCCGCAGTTACAATTTGTCCCTGCGCAGATTTGTGTTAAGTGATCTAAAATATCTTGGGCTTTATTGCTCTTGCCACATTCTGTAGCAGCCTTCAGAGCCTGTAGCCAACCGAATGATTCATTGAATGTTTGAAGTGTTTTGTTTTTGCAATCACAGTCACTTGATATTCTTACAGCTCCTGCCATTGTCAATACACAGCATTCAGCCGAACAGAAAATCATTGTGATAGTGGTCACGCTGTATGCCCACACAGTTCCGTCATCACCTGTCACATCATAGGTGATCGTGTATTTGCCTTGAAGTAGTGGCGCGTCAGCACTCAAGCCAAGCATCACATTTGTAATAGTGACAGATGTATTTGAATCACTTGGAAGAGTCGGATACAGTACAGAAGTTGGAATGATTGTGACAGTATTGTCCGGCTGCACGATAGTCAATATTGCAGTGAGCGCCGTAGTGATGTCTACATTAGGCGCTCCCCATCCGCCAGGATTCGTACTTGCATCATAGGTACCGGTGGTTTCTGTGAACTGAAATGTTTGGCAGTTGCCTGTTGAGCAAATGCTAAATTTTAGCGTTAGCGCCATTGATTTTCATGATTAAAAGGGTGGTTGGCCCTGTGAACAAAGAAATATGATAGATTGTCATAAGCGGTACAAATCTTATTACTTTCGGCCAATACTTTTAAACAACCACTACATGAAAGTCACCATTCCACAGTCCCAGCTCATTGACTGGCACTACGAAATCCAGCAAAGCATTATTCCAAGCAAGTCCTTTCGGGACGCCTGTTTGAAGTCAAAAGTTGAATCTTTCTACAATGAGAATAATGAGCGCATCAAAAGCATCATTGAGTTCGGGGAGAAGATGATGAAAGACTATTTTCAATATGAACAGGGGCGCGTGAAATTCCAAGAAGTGGACGGCATTGGCCCTGATGATAAACCACAGAAGCAATCCATGCCATGTCTTCTGCCAGGAAAAACGCTAGAAGAATATCAGCAGAAGATCAATGAGGTGATGGAAACCAAAATTGAAATCATAGCCTGGTAATGATGAATGAATTCATCGAAGCATTCACACTCCCTTTAACTGGCTACAACGGGATGAAGTACATCTCCGGGGTAGATGAAAAGATGCAACTATTTACCAACTACATGATTTATCAAACCTGCTGTGTTATAGAAACAGAGGACGAGAAGTTGGGAATGACAGTAGAGAGGATGTATGATACTCAATCTTACCTGAAGCGTTCTGACATTTCATATGTAGATTTTGGATACAGTGATCGCAAAGACACATATCAAACAACTCTGTTTATGAATAGCGGACTTGAGTTTACTATTGTGTATCCAGATAAAGAATATGGCATTCCTATTAATGCAAAAATAATTTCCTGGTGGCTCAATGACTGATGAACAATTAATCGCACTCAAGAAGCTGGCATCACGTCATGAATGCGCTGGATATGCATATGCATTTATAACCTCTGTTAAAGAGTCTCCATATTATGAAGGATACATAACACTGAAGTCAACTATTGATAAATGGAATCAAGAACTTCAGGACTCACGCATACGCCTGACCAGCGACAAGGATGACAAGGCGTTTGATCGTACACATAAATATTTCAATGAGATAAATGTATTCTATGATAAGTTAGAATATTTCCGGAGCAAACTAACTCCCGATCAGATTGACAAGGCAAATGCCGTGGTAAGGGATATTTTCGAAAGAGCGCTCCAGGAAGCTGATTCAGAAGATGAACAAGAAAATAGCCATTGACGATATTCTGTATGAGCTTCCTGTAGAGCCACCAGACAATGAATGTCTTTTTTTTGATAAGCCACAGAAGCAGCAGATGTGGCACCGGACTCCATTTCCAAAAAACTGGGACATTTTAACCGAGCAACAGCAAGTAAATTATATAAAGGAAGATATTCGTAAAAGAAGAACTGGTGTATGGTTTTTTAATAACGGGAAAAAAATTTACCTCACCGGTGACCATTGGTTTTATCTTCAGTGGTGGTACATCGCCGCTGATACCGATGATGGGTATCCGCAGTTTCGCCAATCCGACCTTTCAGATTTTTACTTCATGGATTATTGTTGGAATGATCCAAACTGTTATGGAGATATGTATCTAACGATGAAGAGAAACGGAAAAACTGAAAAGAGGCTTTCATGGATATATAATCACACATCCATGACTGAAGATTTCCATGCAGGGCTTCAGAGCATAAGTACTAAAGACGCTAAGGACAATTTATTTACTCAGCGTATAGTTCGTTCGTTCCGTCACATGCCACAAGAAATTCTTCCAGTGTATGATGGTAATCGTGATCCGAAATCTGCTTTGATGTTTTTTGAGCCCACTACTCGTAGTAAAAAACTTGGCAAGACACGAAATAGGAAAGCGTTGAATTCATTTATTGATTTTGAAGAGACAAGCGAATCAGGATACCAGGGACGCAGAATGGATATTGTTTATTTGGATGAAGCAGGTTCCATCAAAGACATGGATTTGCAAATGTGGTGGCAAACCCACAAAATGCAAATTTCACTTGGACGTAAGATATGGGGAAAGGCGTCTCTGCCCACTACTCTTGAAAACATGAAGCTCAAAGGAGGCCGCGCATATTTGACGCTATGGGAGCAAAGTGATTTCAATAAGAAGGATGCAAACGGAAGAACTGAATCTGGATTATACCGTCACTTCAATCCAGGATGGATGGGATATGAAGGATTCATTGATGAATACGGAATGGATATGGTCAATGAAGAAGGTGTTCCGTTGGCAAAAATATTTTTGGACAACGCCAGGGCTGGCGCATCAAAAGATAAACTGTCCCAACTCAAACGTCAATTCCCATATACGGTTGAAGAGGCATTTGATATTGTTGCCGGAGATATATTCGAATCAGACGTGCGAGAACTACTTGGCGCATGCAGAAAACTTTTGACCAATAGTGATCTTCCGATCAAACGTGTTCGCCTATATGAGATGCATGGCAACATTGAATACACAGCAAAGAAAGATGACCCGCTGGCTGTATGCGTCTTTGAAGAACCAAAAGCTAACGTGCAGTACTTCGCTGGCTTTGACGGTGCCGGAAGCGATAAAGAAACTGGAGCCGAAAAGGGATCGTCTGTCTCTGTGACCGTTATCAAAGGCGCTGACTCAGGAAGCAACTGCGAGTTCACTCCTGTTGCATACTTTAAGTTTCGTCCCAATAAGATGGAAGATGCATACATGATTACTCTCTTGCTATGCAAGTGGTATGGTAAGTTTGGGAAGCTCAAAATAGGAGGAGAGCGCAACGTTGGCCAGGGCATGGCTGTGATCTCATACTTTATTAACAGGGGTGCCAAAAATTTGTTGATGCGCAAACCAAAAATTGTTGGAGTTACAAATCCTGATGACAGTAAATCAGAATTTTGGTTCTATCGTAATGATGGAGTGAAGGAGCTGCAGCTACTACTAGCCAATCGGTATTTGCGTAAGTACTGTGCAAATATTCCTTTTTTAGAACTGATTGATTCACTCATTGACTATGGCAAAGCCAATGAAGACTTTGCCGATTCATTTTTAGCAGCCCTGTTTACAATGGGTGATTTTGAGAAGCGCACCGTAGCGCCTACCGTGCGTCAGCAGATGCGCTGGGTGAAGATGGGACTGAAGATGGGGCCGAACGGAACAGAAGAAGTTTGGGAGCAGATAAGAGTTTAATTCCTTCTTTCCTTCATGTTGTCTTGAAAAATCGTCTTCTTCAGCTCTTTAATTTGTTCAGGCGTCAAAGGTTCTGATTTAATAATTATTTCAAAAATGTCTCCATCGAAAATACACACATCGCATTGCACGGTATAATTTTTATTGGCAACAAGATCAACTGAAGTAGGAGCCATGTATACAGGCTCCCCGCAATACTTACATTTAAGTTTTATTGACCCAGAAATAACATGCACCGAATCCACTACGCGCCTACAGATGATATTGATTTCTTCTTTCATTTATGTTGAGTAAAAAACTCAAAGAAAAATGCAGCCCATCCTGCAATAGCAATCACAGTCAAAAACATCTCATTGACAAAACGTTTTTCAAGTTTATTTGCCTTCAGTAACAGTCGGCCTTGAGCCTCTTGAATTTCTTTCATCTTAACGAAAGCCTCAGCTGTAACTGCGTCAAGCTGTTCCCTTAATTCTTTTTCAGTTTCCATGCTGCGAAATCTTTTTTAATTGAAGCGCCAACTTCTCAATCTCTTCCTTTACATAGTCAATGGTTTTATAGGTCTGGTATACATGAGAATAATCAAAGCCATATTTTTTATCTATAGGTGATTTATCTCCAGCATGAGCGCAGTCAAATCCAAGCCACCAAACCTGGTCGCTTCTGCCTGGTAGCGGAACATGACAAACGCTCTCTTCTTCTTTTCCATGCGGAGCACAAAGATTGGCAAATGTCAATCCGCCATGAACCTCAACCCCTATTTCATCATATCCTTTTTTAAAATAAGGATGCGTCTCTGGAACTCCAACGTATCCACACAAATGGCCACTATGCGGATGTCGAACTATCAAACAATCAAAATCCGTTTCAACCTGAAGCATCTGAATTTTATCAGCCTCCTTCACCCATGGCCCTGGGCCAAAAAGCTGAGCCTTGTCCAGGTTTTTGTATTCTTTAATGATCTGTAGCATACTGCAAATATAAATCAATTATATCCTTAAATGCAAATCTGTTCAAAACTTGTATCGTTTATAATAGATTATCATACGCGATACAATTAGGTTTGCATGTACTGTGAAAATTTATCGCGTGCGCTTGCTATCCCGCATCAAGAAAGGGTTTGTTCAATATTTTGTTAAGGCATCCAGCAAAGCAGAAGCCATTCGCATAGCACAGCAAAAAAATAAAAAACATGAATAAAAATTCAGTTCATCGTATCCAGCCTGATGAACAGGGACGTGTATATAACCAGCCTGATCCCGCAGCGCCAGAGAGCTTACGGGACGCCAAGTGGTACGTTGACAACATAAAATACTGTTGTTCTTTTTACGATCAGTGGTATACAACGGTAACATCGGGAAATTTCGGTACCTCAGCAAACCTGTCAACACAAGGCAGCAACACCAGCGCTCCATCAGGAATGCAGTTTGGCACACCATATGAAACACCGGTGCGCCAGATGATCCGCATGATGAGCTATTACAACGGGTATCAGCCCAACCTGGATTACAATCACCTGACAAAAAATGTAACCACCACCAACCTGATGCCTTCATGGATCAGGAGCCAGAAGATATATTCCATCATCAATGTAATGAAAGATGTGGTTTCTCAGATGATCGCAAACATTGATTTCGACATGGATAAATTAATGATCCAGTATGAACTAAAAGATCAGCTCCAGGCCCTGGCAGCACAAGGCGCTATCATTGACTCCTCCGATGGAAAGAATTTTGAGATGGCCGATGACATCAAGTACTGGATGGAAGAGGGATATAAAGATCAAGAAGCCGACAATCTCATTCGCATCGCACGTCACCTGTGGCTTTGTTATGGATTGGAAGATAAATATCTACAGGCTTTTATTCATGCGGTAACCGCAGGACGCTGCGGTATAGAACACACTGTTGTGCAGGGTAAGCAGAAATTTAATCTCTGGATGCCTTATGAACTCATTGTTGACATCCGCAAAGACGATGAGTTCAATCGCTATGCGCAATTCGTTGGTACGATTAAGTACTACACTCCCAATCAGATTTTCACCATGTGGCCTGACATGCTTCAATTCAAAGACGAGATTGAAGAAATGGCCAAGGAGTCTTCCATCACAGTGCCGTATAACACGATGAGTAATATGAGCTGGTGGTATTATGGTGGAGCGCAGCAGAGAGGTGTTGCCGCATGCGTGACTGCATACTGGCGTACATATCGTCCGGCACCTCGTATCGAGGAGATCAATGATTACGGCCAGGTGAAACTGCGTAAGGTAAATGGTGATGAGTCCTCAGACCGTGGCATTGAAGACATCTGCCAGGGAACATTAATCGGCAACCGGTTCTTAACCCAGGCCGGATACTGTGACAACGTGGTAGAAGATTTTTATGATAAGAGTAAGATTCGCCTTCCGATCCAGGTGTATCTGCCGAATATGTTAAATGGCGAGGCTCGTTCGGTTACCTCTCGCATGAGTGCTCTCAGTGACGAATATGATGCCATCCGTTTTAAGATGCGTGAAATGATCGGCAAGTCAAAAGGAAAAACTTATTTCATCAAGGGATGGAAGTTTGGCAATAACGCCAACCAAAAAGAAATTGATCATGACCTGGCTACTTTAGGATTCCACGTACTCACTCACAGTGGCGAGGCTGAGACCTGGAACAACGATGAAGGCAATGTAATCGAACAAGTGGATATGACTCTTGATCCGAATGTACTTCGGCTGCAGGAAATATTGAATATCATAAATCAAGAAATGCTGGAAGTAGCCAAGGTTTCGTTGACGTCTCTTGGTAATGACAATGTTCAGAAATATATGGGCATGGGTGTGATGCAAAACGCTGTGCAGCAGGGCAGCGGAAACTCAACCATGTATTCTCAATACATCAACTTCATCCAACACAACATCCAATATGCTACTGATATTGCTAAGTATCTCTATACTGAAGATGAGAGTGATTTCCCGCAAACAATTTTAGGAAAGCGCGGTGTGGAATTCTTAAAGCTCTCAAAGAAGCTACGCTATTCAAATCCTCTTGCTATTGTAAAGGTAGCACCTTTCATTACCTCAGAGCAGCGCATGCGCCTATTGAATATCGCTGACCGCCTGAGCCAGCAGGGTGGTATTGATCTGCCGGATTATATAGATGTTGAATTAGCTACCACGATGCCTGACCTGAAGCGCACGCTGAAATATTCCACTAAGAAAAAGGCAGCAGAGAACGAACACGAACAGGCAATGCTTGCCCAGCTGGATCAGCTATCACAGCAGAATACACAGATGGCCCAGCAGATTCAGGCGCTCATCCGTGAACAGGGACAGAACCAAAGGCAAGCTCAGTCGCTGCAGAACGCTGAGAAATTAAAGACAATGCAGATTGCCTCTGATCACATTCTTAATGCTAAACAATTAGAAAATCAAAAACCAACTGAATAATGCCTAACGGAAGCTACAATAATTCCCTGGACGATGTGCTGTCCAGCTCAACAGCTGAGATTGCCTGGATGAGTAAAAACAAAACCAATCCATCTGGATGGGATTATGTATCGCTGTATTGCAGTGAATCGAAAATGAACAGTGTTGATTTTCCAAACGCTGTTCTGCAGTGCTACTTAAAGAAAATTAAGATTGGTATTGCCTGGAGTTCGCCAGCGCAGGTTGATTCGATCATTGCTTACAACTCACGCCAGATGGATGTGCGCAAGAAAATAAACTTCGCTACCTCTGAGCTGGAAGCAGAGTACGCTAATAATAACTGCACCATTGCTCAGTACCGGCAATGGGTGAAAGACGCATACCCTAAATTTAAAAACGCCAGTATCAAGTCGTTGATTTATGAGGGGTGGAATTATAATTACGACATCTCCGTTCCTTATTCTGATGGATTCCTTTTGCATGCTTACCGCACCACAGCCCAGATGCTAACCACCGATGATATGTGGAACTACATCACCAAAGCCGGCAATGACCGTTTGATTGGCATCACAGCACAGGCCAAAACAATCGGTAAGATCGTTGAAGTGTCACTGCTTACTTCCTGCGAACCATCTTTTGGTTTTGACTTTTACAAGACGCACTCCTGGTCAGCAGCGCTGCCGCTTGTCCAGGACTCATTTAATCGGCTTGCAACACAGGATATGAAAGATTACATCATTCTTGATGGAGCTTTCGTATTCGTAAGCAAATACCAGCATCAGATCAAGCCTTAGCCTGTAACTTTCGCCACTGCTCCAGCTTCTCTGTCACTACTACATGCATCTCCTGCCACCGTGGGAGTGACATGATGTAGTCTGCCATCTGCTCACTGGTTGTTTTCTTAGTGATGTCAAGTGGTGAGAATATCGGATGGTTGGTCATCGCGTTCACTGGATTCTTTTTTGTTGAGCTGATGTGCACCCCATGATATGGCTTACCCTTAATTTTCTTTTTTGATTCAGGTGCGTTGATCACCTTGTTCTCATAATATCCCATCTTTTTTGTCTTGTATGATTTTACGAATTATTGTTATGCACCCCTTGCATGCAGGCAGGCTTGGATTGGCAATTTGATCCATTGTATGCTGATCACCACAGAACATGCACTCAAAAGCCACAGGAGCATGATAAATCGCGTCTCCTACGGTTCCGGTGATACTTACCTCTTTAAATGCTTCGCGGCCAGGATTGCCGTTTAAATATGCTTTATTCATCTTGGTATTGGTTTACGCTTTTCTTCATCCGGAATAACTTTTGGACTCTGTACTGGAGATGGCAGCAGCGGCTGATCATCATCAGGATAATATCTTGGGATTAATTTTTTAATCTTATATGAAAAGTCTGGTGGCAATTTTTTCATCTTCTCAACGATACTTGCAATATTCTCTTCCCACATCTTATATGCAGCTGCAGTGTCCCCGGATTCGATCAGCGACTTGAATTGACGGATCGCTTTTTTATGTTCATCGCCGATGTCCATGCTCTTGAGTTCGTCAAGCAATTTAAACGCTTCAACCTTTTCAGCTGGAGTGTATTTGCTTTCCTTGATACCCATGGTATTAATAAGATCAGTGTATAGTTTTTGATCATGCGGGAACTTTTGCCATTTATCAGGGAAGAGTTCTTTCACCTGGTTCGGCAGCATTGCTGTAGCCGCATCTTTTGCAACATCAGAATATGTAACTTCCTGGCCACGGGCCAAGTCATATTTTGTTACAGCTTCAAGTAGCACTCCAGAGTACGGGGCAATACGATGGTATGCGAACTTTCCAAAATCATTCATCATCTCCCAAATATCAGAAGGCACACTGCGCAGTTGATACTTCTTTTTGTTATGGATTACTGCGAATGGCTCATCGAAATGATAATCATCATCCAGTAATTTATTCAGTATACGAGCCGTTACATACATGCTCACTGCAAGAACAAGTAACGCCCTGCGCTGCTCAGCACCGCGTGGTGTAAGCGCTTGTCCTACAAATCGTATACGAGCTTCCAGGAAATCCGGAGCCAGTGAGACGGCACGAAATAAATCCTGTGTGGTTTTGTTGCGGCCAATAAGATCGTAATTCAGATGGCCGTAAGCGGCATTCATCTGTCTAGCGGTCTTTGCATATATCTGATCTTCTGTGATTTTTCCTTTCTTTAAGTCATCCTTGCTACGCTCCATGTTACGCTCCAAGGCATGCTTGAATGTAGTCATCTTCAGCCGTGGTATGTAATCCTGAAAAAGAAATTCCTGCAGCGGGATAACAGTGCTGTTATAGATAGGTATCTTTTTACCAAGCGATCCACCGCTGAGTCCTTCAGTGAAATTATGAGCTGCGTTATAATCATATAACATCAGCCCATGCTCAATGGCTTTCTTTTGAACAGGATCGTTGAAGTCTATTTTTACAACGCTACCAGGATTAATTGTGTGACCAACAGCGTGTGTTCCTTCCTGTACATAGTGGAAGAAAGGGGAGAGGGAGAAGATTGTTTTCTTAGTAAAGGTTGAGAGGGCCATGAAGTTTCTGCCGGCCCAGTTATTCCTGAATGTTGATTTGCCAAGAATATTATCCAAATGTTTATATATCTCAGGATGCACAACCAGGTCACCTTTAGCAAATACATTAGTCTTATCCGGGCCCTTAGTTGCCCAGTACCAGTTACGGAATGCAGGATGGTTAATGCTTTTGTAATCGTAAATTTCTTCGCCCTTAGTGAATGGATTTACCATCATGGTCTGCGTTGGATTTTGATCACTGGCATCAGTAAGCGATCCTGTTCCACTTTGCGCCACCAGGGGTCTTCCATCACTGGCCTTCCCTTTTGTCATTGACTTTACAAACGCGCGACTATAGATAGCTTTATTGAATGTCTGCGAGTATACGCCAATGATGTCAGCAAAATCTTTACTAACAGCGCGATAACCAGCTTGCTCTAGGTCATAGAATGTATCGAAAGTACGCTTGCGCGCATACTGAAATGAAGTGTTGATCTTCCAGCTGGCAATATCATACTGTAGCTTACCAAGAACGGGGTTGTCTTCTTTCACTCCAATGTGAGTGATGTAATCTTCCAGCATCGTTTGAATCAATCCGTTCTGAAATCCCTGACGGAACATATCGTCAAGATATTTTTTAAGCACTTGAGCTACCTGGATTTCTTGCGGAGTGAGATGCAAGGCTGCTTCATAACCTTTGTGATATTTATCAGTCTTGTTTTTTGATTTATCGCCAGCAACACGAAGCCCCCCTCTCCCAACTCTTGCACGCTCACGCAGCACATCCATATCTCCGCCGGCTTCAATCCAGTTGGAGATTGCCTCACGTTTGATTGGTGATGGAACTTTAGCTTTTGCAGCATCCATCAGCTCTTTTACTTCCCTATCGTTCTTCTGCTTTTGTAAACTGTATTCACCGATTGCTTGATGCAGGTCAGTCCACTTTGGTTCATGAACATATGAATCCCATATCGCTGCAGCGCGTGCAGAAAGTTCGGCGGCTTTGCGTTTCAGCGGATCAACGATCTCAATTTTTTTTGCAAGGTCAATGGCAGCATCAAACTTTTCTTTGAGCGTTTGTTTTTTACTTGTCACTTCATTGATCTGCTCCTCCAGTTTTGCCTCCGGACTTGCAGCCTTGCGTCTGCGCAGCATGTCAGCGACTTCTTTGCGTGGGATGGATTCGTAGTCACTGTAATTCTTGCGCATATACTTATTCACCGCATTGACAATATGCTTCTCATGCATGAAGCCAAGAGATTCAGGAGATGGCTTTTTCTTAATTACATCTTTTATCTTTTCTTTGACAAGTGGTTCATCGAATGTTCCGTGCTCAGCACGCAGATATTCCAATCCTTTTTTTATTGCTTCATGCAATTTCGCGCCTCCTTTAATGGCAGCCTTGATTATTTCAATGGCTGCATTCCAGGTCTTGGCAGCAATACCAAGCACAGCATCGAAGACTTTATTTTTGGTGTCAACTTTTGCCTGGTCGAGTGAATCAAGGATGTCGTCAACCTTACTTTTCGCCTTCTCTTTTTTTGTCTCCTCTTTTTTCTCTTCCTTAACAGGTGCGTAACGTGGTGAAGTGCCGTGTCTATTTTCTGATTGAGAAATGATCACCTTCATTTCATCAACGCCATGCTTTTTGACAATTTCAGAATATCTTTTTTTCACCGCCTTCATGTCTTCGCCTCTAGCTATCTCCATTCCAGTTCTTCCTTCAGTGAGAATGAGGTTCCCGTTTTCATCTTTGTGGGTAAACACATCAATACCTTCATCGTTTTTAAACGGCTCACCATTGACTTGTTCAAAGTCTACATTGCCTACGTTAATAAACCGCTTTTCTGAAGTTGGCACTTCGCTTGTATGAACAACAGCCTTTTCAGATTCAACATTCTCCTCTATTTGCAATTCCTCCAGATGATTTTTAGCTCTGACGGCTTCATTTCTGAAATGATCAATCAGCGGTTTGTTGCCGCTATTTTTTGCTGTGGCAAGATTTTCTTTTGCATCATCATAGAAGCGCTGTGCTTCAGGAATCGTCTTTGTATATAAAACAGAAGTGTCTGGTTTTAACTTTCCAGCTCCAGAACGCCTAACGCCTTCTATCTTTGGAATATGAACCTGGCTTGTAGGAAAATGCTTTTTAATTTGTTCGCTGGCATGCTCAAGGCCATCAAGATTTAATTTGAATGTTCCGTCATCCTTCACATCGAACGTTACAATGCCATCATCGCTCACCTGGTAACCAGCTTTCTTAATTTTTGCTATAGCATCTTTTCTGGACGCTTCATCTTGCATTACTTTTTCAAGCGGATTTTTTGACTTGCCTTTGGCATGACCAATGACTTCACCGACTTGTGACAATAAATTATTCTTCTGTTCTTTCAGCGTTGCTCCATCGGCTTTTTTCTCAGCGCTGACTTTTGCCTTTTTTGCAACCGCCTTAATTTTTTCTGGCGATGGAATAGAAACAGCAGGTGGCTCCACTTTGGATTCGCTCTGGTGTTCAGGCTCACCACCCACTGCAGTATCGGTTACTTTTTCTTTACCTTCTTCTGCACGCTGTACGCTATCGCTACTGCTTGCTTCTTCGGTTTCCCCGCTGACATTTCCGCTTTCACGTTCTGGCTGAACGCTTTCTTGCTGGTTGACTTTTTCAGTGGCATCTTGTTTTGGTTTTTCTGTTGGCTCCGGTTTCACCTGCGGAGTTTCAGGTTTAAGTTCTTTTATTTTGTCATCGAATACTTTCTTTGCCGCATCTGTAGTAGCGCTGGCTTTGGCTTGTTCCATGGTATTAACCATGGCCTGTGTAGCCGCCTGTTCTACATTTGTATTGGTAGCCTCATCCTGTTTTTTTGTGATCTTCTCCTTCACTGCTGCCATTTGTTCTTGTAACATTGGCTGCACCTCCGGTGGAACATTACTCACGTCCTTCTCTAAAGAAGAATGCTCGTCAATTAGCTTCTGAACTGCCGGAGTATTTTTAGGCTGCGTCTGGTCATGCAGATCATTAATATCTTTTGGCGTCCAATTTTTCTTCTGAACGAATTTATCGTAACCGTATTTAGCTTCTCCAAGCACAGCTGCTTGCCATAGAAAATCAACAACCTCCCCGGTATTCTTCACCCATGCCGGTGGCTCTTTGCCAGCATCAGTATATGTCTTTGTCAGCTGATCCTGAAAAAGCGTGAACGCTTTTGCCGCTTCTGGATGACGATTAATGATTTCGTTTGTGGCTACAGTGAATCCCGCCAACGTTGGAACAACTGCGGCCCCGGCAGAAAGCGCTGTAGTTCCTGTAGCAACGATTGTCTGTAATGCAGCTGATGCCAAGCCTTCCTTCTCGTATACTTCCGGAAGAGCCTTAAATCCCTCTATGCCATGCTTGATGCCACCACCAACAGATTCCAGGTAACGATGGAGTGGGGGAACGGCCTTACTCAGGTCTTCCATCTGCACCTGGCCATTGGCGGGATTCCTGCGCGCTGGCTGAGCTGGGATAGCACCGATGGTAACACCGGGAGACTGCCAGCGATCATCACCAATTATTTCATCTACTTCCTTTGGCGTATATTTTTTTAATAGCGCATTATAATAGATGTCGCGATTGCGCGGGTTATCAAAAATAGGATTGCCGCCAAAGATGTCAAGTGTTTTTTTCTTCAGCTGATCCAGCTCTTCTTTACGGTGATCAACTACGCCAGTAACCTTTCCATCCTCTTGGGTGAGGCCATAAGGAGTCTGGTCGCTCTTGATCAACTGGTCTGCAGGAGCGATATTGTCATTCTGATCAACAGTTACTTCAGGAATTTCTGCTGATGGTGATGATGATTCTGTAGCCGAAGATTGAGTACCTGCGCTGCCATCTGAACTTTTTTTTTGTTCTATTGGAACCTCTACCCAGTCTTCAGTATCCTTTGCTACAGGAACCTCAACCCAGTCGTCTTGTTCTTTTTTATTTGCCATCTATAATTTCTTCTGATCCGTCAGAATAAATAATTTTTGTCTTGTTGCGTGATGCACTATACATTCTTTTGGAAACAGATTTTTCAAGCGGAGTCCCTTTCTTATATCCTCCTTCTGCATACTGCTGAGAAGCCTTTTCTGTTTTGAATTCCTTGTACTCCTTATTCTTCAATGCATATTGAACAGCATCCTTTTTACTCAACTCAACCAGCTTACCATCTTTCTCAACTATTGTTGGAGCAGCATAATATTTTCCATCAGCTTCAAAACTCATCATCTTATGAGTGGAGAATGAGCCATCCTTATTTTGAATTTTGAGTTCCGGATTCTGAATGCGTTGTTCAAAATTTGTAGTTGATGATCCTTTTTTTGTGATCTTCTTATTGATTTCATCCAGGCGCTGGTAATCTTCAGGTCTTAATTTGAATCCACCTTCAGCATCTTTGCCGGCAGTGTACGCCTCAACTTTCCCTTTCACATCTTCATATGGAATGAGCTGCGTGCGTGGTGGAATTGTAGCTGGAGATATTTCGCGCGTAGTTACATACTTGCCATCAACAGGAGCGATTGGCTGCGACTGTGTTGTAGTGGGTGCGCTGATGGACGGCTCAGTGATCTTAGCGTAATACTCCATCTTGTCCGTCTTTGGATTGCGGCGGATGGTGACGCCAGTGAACGCTCCTTGAATTTCTCCAGAAAAACTTTTACTTTGCTTTCCGGATTCAGAATTCAATGCATACGGAGCCTTCCATACTTCCTTGAATGAATTCTCGTTTGCTGTCAAATCCTGTACTTCAAATCCGGAGCCCTCTTTCATCACGCCGCCTTCGTTTTGCGCCGTAGGACGAACAGCGAAACGTGAGTTGTTCCACTCATCACCATCCCATCCGTAGTTTTTCTTTTTGCGTTCAGCTGCTGTGGGAGCCGGTATGGTGCGTGCAAGAATCTTTGTTCTGTTACCACCCAAATCTTTGTATTTAGGAAAGAATGATTTTGCAAAAACATCATCTGGATTCTCAGGATCAAAACCTGGATTTTGGCCACTGAGAATATCAGGACGAATATCTTCACGGTGTACAGCCTGTACATCCGGACGTGTATCAAAATATCCTTTGAGTAATGCTTCTTTACTTGGTGTGCTCCATGGTACACCAAGAGCCTGAGAGACATCCTGTGATACCTTCTGCGCCTCAGCTTCTGTTTCGGGAATGCTTTGCACCTCTGCGATGAGTCTTGTGTTCCCCATCTGCTTGAGCTGCATCATCACCGGGAAGTTGGCAGCAGTGGCGTCTTTGAATATCTTCTGTACATCCTGATCAACCTTTACGCCTTTTGGAATCGTGTAGCCGACATTGATAGCTCCGTCTTCGCCACGGTTGATTGTTCCCATTGGATCATTCTGTGCAGCAAGAATATCTTCTTTACTTCCGCTGCGTAACCGGTTATAGAAATCTTGCTGCGGAGCGGTCTGTAATACATTGGCGGCACCAAGTTTTTTTTCTGCATCAGTCCAGTTCTCACTTTGCTTGCGGATAGCGCCAAGCTGTTCGGCTGCATCCCTGAGCGTACTCATGGCTTCGTATTTATAGTTATTGGGATTTTCCTGTGCGCTGTGAACTACCTTGTCCCAGGCTTCATTGGTCACCTTATATGCATCCGGAAGCAGCGCACGATGATACAGCTTAGGATCAATATAAATGTCCTTCTTTGATTTATAAAGAAAGTCATCGTTCTTGTCCTTCTGCGCCTGGGCCGCTTTGTCAGCTGCAGCCTTACGCCTGAGACGTATTTCGTCATTGTGAAGTATGTCCTTTACTCCACCACGAATATCATAACGTCCTTGTAGGCCGATGCCTTCTCCTAAGCTTACGCCCTCTGGGTCTGCCATTTGTTAAAAATATTTTTATTTAAAATCGTATGCATCAATATTTGCATCCCTGTAAATTCCAGGAGAGCTGTAATCTGTTGTCGGTGCTGGGCTGCCGTATGCTGGTAATGTATTTGGAACATAACTTTGCCCCAGGCTCGGATAAGCCTGATTCATGTAGCTCTGCGGTGTACCGCCTGTAGTGCGCGGCATAGTCTGCATGGAATTCCCTGCATTGCGTGCGTCAAAATTCTGATTGTTTGACGCACCATATGCGGCTGCATTACCAAGAGCCATCCCGGAATTCACCATATTCATTTCAGCGTCACTCTTCGCTCTTCCGTATGCCTGTTCAAGCATCACACGATGAGAAATGTCAGCCTGTGTTGCAAGGTTCTGTTGGTGCTGCATTGCTTGCGCCAGCGTGTCGGCATATTTTATATTCTGTCGTTTGAGCCCTGCATCGGCACCGGCAAATTGATTGAGGGCTCCAATGTTATTGCTTTGAATACCACGATTGATAGCTGATGCAAGATTTCCTCCGGCACTGTCAGTGGCACGTTGATAGCTCAGGTTGTTTGCCCTGGTTAAATTATTTTTGAATGCGGCACTCTCAGATGGAGTATAACCATACTTGGCCATTTGCTCAGAACGGTCATATGCGCTTTTTAGTTCTGGGGTAACGGCATAACGAGGGAACTGTTGAGACTCCAGCTTTTTGATTCCTTTTTCTGCCTCTGAATCTTTGTGCGCTGAGTAGGCCAAAGAAGCAATGGCTGTAACGGCAGCGATGGCGGCAACGGGCATATCTTATTGATTTACAGTGTTTAATAATCTTAAATTACTTTTATTTGGGCTCCTCCCGTCTAACCAACTACATAGTGTTCTATTCGCGTATCCGTACAAATCTGCAGCAACGGCAATGGATGGGAATATGGTTTTTGTTTTAATATCAACTACTTTTTTCCTGTTCTTCTCACGCGCACGCGCAGAATATTTTCTACACTCTTCAAGCGAAAGCATTCGCAAATTATTTGTCGGCTTCATTAGCCCAAGACCTATAGCGTGAATTATATTTTCTCTACAGGTCACCCATTCAAGATTTTCTAACCCGAAGTCGGCTTTGATGCCATTGATATGATTTACCTCTGGTTTGTTTTCTGGATTCGGAATGAAAGCAATAGCTAATAAACGGTGTACGGTTCGTGTTCTGGCCCACCTGTGGGTATCCTCAAATAACTGAAAATTCGGATAACCCTTAGTTATTCTTTGCTTTATATAATTCCCAGTTCTCATATTCTGCACCCTCCCATCTTCATAGATGCGGTAATCAGGAAATCCATCAATGATCTTACTCCTCAACTCCATTTTATTATATTTTTTTCTGCAGCCTCTACCTGTGCTGCTGTTGGGTTAATTTCTAAATAACTAATCAAGTCCAGGATAAATATATCAGGATGTGCCTGAATTTTCTCCAGCTGAAATGTAGCTCGATCCGGAAAGTTATACAGTCTGATACAGTCCACATTGGCGTCATAAATCTGTTCTGAGGTAAATCCCGCATATGGTAGGTAGCTGCGGATTTTCTCATAACTCTCTATTGCCTTTTTCCTGTCGCGCTGTACCCAAATCAGCTTTTTAATGAATTCCTTTGGCGTTCTCACCAGCTGGCCACCAAAGAGCTTCACTGCTTTCCCCTTGTACTGGTGATCTTCTATTCCATCCTCGCTGGCGAACTCATAGAACCCGCCTGGATTAAACTGCTTCATGAAATAATGCTGAGGCAGAAACGCAGGAGCTGCCACCAGGATACCGAGTCGGTCAAGGGTCTGCATCAATAACGATGTCCCGGTGCGTGGCGCACCTGTTACTACTATCATGATCTATAGTCTCTTGTTACCGGTGCAAATTTTAATATTACGCTATTCACAACCTGCAGCACTCCTTGTTGGAATGTTATGTCAATTAATGCATACTGTCCCCAGAGCTTACTGGTGTCGTCTTCTGTTGAGCCTGTTCCAGAAGTTAATGTGTCATTCTTGATCCCACACACCCAGTTCCCGTTCATGTCGTCAAAATCGCTGGTAAGCATAAATGTGTGGTGATCCTGTGTTGAGATGTCTATTCGTGTAGGAGCCGGCTTCACGCCAACAAGCAATGCATGCAGCATCTTAACCATATTGTTATCCCCGCTGTAAACAAGGGTCAGGTGGCCATCTTCATTATTCCCATTGTACCACTGGCAGTAGCCACCGATGTTGTGCAGGTAAATTGTGTTTGGCGCTTGCGGATCAGGGCTAAGGAAAACATCTTTATACTTTAAATAAATCGTTGGCTTGAAAGTATAGAAGGTCGTGAATTGATTTTTCTGCTCATTGAAAGCAATGGTGTATTCGTTATAGTAATTATTGTCCGTATGTGGAATGAGCTGCCATTGCGTAGTAGATGTTTGAGGATTGTGGCCTACATTGGTATTCACCAAAGAGATGTATAGCTCACCGGTCTGCTCATATGTGCTGAACACCGTTGGCGCATATGAAACAACGCTGCCAACCGAATATGGTATAACCGAATTCCATTCTGATACATTCTTGTGGCCGCGCATCGTCCAGAGCGCTTCAAAATTCCTGTCATCCCATACTCCAGCAATCCCCTGGCCGCTGGCCGGGTTGTCATGCGTAGATACCCAGCGCAGGTTATTTGCAAAAAAACTTTGCATGCCTTCGATGTCTGCCAGAGATACCGTGCCGTCAAGAGCGATTCTGCATGCTTTTTTTAATTCAGTGTTGATCCAGTAGAACACATCATTGCCTCCTTGACTCTTGCCGCGTATCACGCTCCACTTATGAGTTGTCCCGATGACGCTGATTGTCTGGCCGTCCCTTGTTAATACCGATCCATCACCGATGACAATACTCAGGTTATTGGTAGTTTGTAATTGACCACGGGTATTGAAATACTGGCGCTGTAATTTTCTCACCTGCCATGTGAAAAGCTCACCGTTGAGATTTACGTGATGCATGATTTCTCCAGCACTCAAGTCCAGGTCATGGAAGTTGAGGGGCAGGATCACGCGGTAGTTGTCCTGAACGCTATCTATTGGCTTGAGGTCACTGTAGTAGGCGCGCGTTGACAGATCATTGGTGCGAATGCTGTTCGGGTCAAAAGCGATGTCGCTGTTTATTTGATTACGAATATCATAGCCATGATTGTAAGCCACATCAAAAGCATTTGTTGCAATTCCATTCATCCATTCGATCTCAGAAATTTTTGGGTACTTATATCCTTTGCCAGAATCATTCCTGTTAATCATTTCTGAGTTAACATGATTTTGAGAATAAAACGATAAGCCACCACACAATCCAGACTGGAGCCATGTTGCAGGATCGGCCCCTTGGTTTATTAAATATTCAGTTGTTTGCTTATGTAAGAGCCATGTTTTCTGTGACATTACATCGCCACCCCAAACATCAGTATCAACCAATGCTGTCCTGTTAAATTTTAACGAATGGCCAGTAGGAATATATTTACTATTGGCTATATCACCGAACTTATTATTTTTAGGACGGTAAATTTCAACCATGCGAATGGAAAAATCACTTGAGAATATTGTACCTGATACCAGTGCAGCTGATGAAAGAAAGACCGGGCTGCCTGGCATATCCATAAGTGCCGACTCTTCAATAGAAGGGAAGCCAAGAAATGTCGTGGCAATAGCGTATTTTTTTGAATAAGTAGTATTTGCTATTGTTGTAAATGTCCCAATCGAACCGGTGCCAACGTACATTGACTCATTCAGTGGAATAAAAAACGCTTGCGCACCTGGCCCAAACCCAACAGTACAGCGTCCATTCACCTCACGATAATTATTATAGAACTCTGCATCTGCGCTTAATGCATTGCCTCCAATGCCAACCGCTGTCAACCCGCTGTAATCAATGGTTGGTGGAGCACCAAAATTTACAATCTGATCTCCAGGAATAAATGACCAATCGGATTCACCAAATAACCAGTCAGGAATATAGAGTGATCCTGTCAGAAAATTAAGAGTTGATACACTTCCATTTGGATATGCAGGGTTAAGAGTAGTGGGCGTGCCGACAGGATTATCGAATCGCAATCCTGTTGCTGCAAAATAATCACCCATATTCTTAGTTGGCCCAGCGACAAATGGATCGGTAAGTATGCTTACAGCATTTCTTGTATGAATAGCTGCAGTTACGGTTTGTGTTTGTACCGGCCCTATTCCAAAAGCAGGTGCTTGACTTCCTAATATTGCAATCCCCCTACCCAACACTTCACGGAAATTTGGAATCATCTCAACGCGCTCAATGATGATCTCCTCGACAATGTTTGCAAGTGGTACTCCATCAATAATATAAAACCAGTTGATATTGCTAAACTGGATTCCAAAGTTGTATACCTCAGAGGTGTCATTATTGGTTAAATCCATATTTGGCAGTGAGCCACCAACTACACGTCTATTGTCGCCAAAAGGATTCCCGCGATTGAATGCAGCGCCAGCCTGAATATAATCGTCAAAACGGATGTCGTCAATCCAATAAATCTCAGTATACCCACCGCCTTTTAATTTGAATTTTATTCCATAGCGATATGTCTCATTGAGCATATACCCAACGAATGAATAAACATTGTCGGGCAGCTGATACTCGCCAATTCTTAAATCACCAGCGTATCGAGATAAGATACCATCATGAGTCTTGATAATTAACTTATGTGTCAGGCTTCGCGAAAAATTCGTGAAGTCTTTATCGGCAAGAGTTGTGATGTTTGAAACAATCAACCTGTTATCTATAGCATTGATATTCTTTGCTGTTGCAATGCTTACCGGCTGAAAATTTAATTGACCAGCATCAAGATCGGTGCTTGCTGTTTCGGTTCCTAAATGCTGAATTATCTGCGTGCTCCCACCAAGCAGCAAATCGCGTTTTATAATCTGAGATGTTTGCGTTGTATCTAAATAATTTACTCCTGCAAGCTCTACGTATTTGAACAAGCCAGGGATTATTCCTGAGATTAAAAATTCGTTAATCTTAGAGGTGGTTGTATTTTCGTTATCGCCAAACAAGTTCTCTGCACTTGCGATGTCTGTAAAGACATCTGTTGGAGTATAGACATTAATCGGATTACTCAGATCAGTCCAGGCTGTTGCTGTCAGGCTCTCTGTCAAAAACCGAATTGCGTATCTCCAGTTACCGCTAAGCACAGCCCCTCCGGATTGCAGCTGCTGCGTGAATGTAAAAATTACATTTGTCTGAATAGCGGTAAGCAACGTTTCCTGATTGATTGAACCATACGCATACTGCCCCAAAGGATTTATCGCATGGATTGCTCCATCAGTTATGAACGGCCCTTTATAATAAAATACCCTGGGTGGGTTATAGTCATCGGTAAAATAGCAGCTGGTCAAAAATGCATTGCGCTCCTGGTAAACATCAATCTGTTTTTGGATTCTGAAATTTAATTCCTTGGTTCCAAGCAGGCGCGTGTACGTCCAGAGACCGCTGTTGTTATCTTCAACACCAATGCCTATTTCACCATAACCATTTACGTTGACCGTATACTGAGCATTTGTTAAAACAGAACCGACAATGAATAATGATCCAAGCAAAACAAATGTTGTGGATGATGTGACATTAATAATCCAGTAGCCATTGAGATTGTTTGGAGCCGCAACGCCAGTGACTCCTGAAATGGTAATGGCGCTCAGGTCAGTGAATGAATGCGCATTTGTAGTAGTGATTTCGTATTGTCCACCACTACTAGATACAGATGCGATGTCTGAAAACGTTTGTGGTAGATTAGCCTGAGTAGTGCTATACACAAATAAATCTCCAAGCAGATCATAACTGCCGATCACAACCGGCACCCCTGTCATTGAAGCATCCGTTGCCTCAACCACAACTTCAACCGCGCTTACATCAGTGCCCGTACTTACAACATAATACTCCCATCCAGGAATTGTAGTGACTGAAAAAGAAACATACCCTGTGCTTGATCCTGTTGTCTGCGATCCAACTACAAATGTCTGTGTCGGTGTTACCGCAGCCATAGCCAGATTAAAAGCTGCAACTGCATTTGTAAGCGTTGTGTTTATATCGCTTGCAGTGGTAGTCAGCGATACCGTGGTCATCACATTCTGGTTGCCATCACGTATCTCCCAGGTATAATTCTGTGGCGTTGCAGGAGCCGTCATCTGAATATGGAATAACTTATCGGCTGCAACGACAACGCCTATATCAAATGAATGCCTGTTGCCAAGAACGTTTTGTATTGCTCTGCCGGTATTGCCGAATTGAGAGACGTGACGAATATTTAATCCATGCAGATACTGCTCCTTTTTTTTAAAAGGATAGTCATCATCCTTGTTCATGCCAAGGAGAAAATTTACAGAGTCTAGAAGAAAAGTTAAATACTTTTTAGCCATTTATTTTCCTATGGTAAAAAATTCTTGTCCACAACCATGGCATTCACAATTTCCGCAATCTGACGTTTTGTATTTCGGAAATCATTCTGGAAGGCCACACTACGCAACCATTTTTTTTGTGCCACCCATTCCTGTCGGTAGCCTTCGGAAATGTATTGTGGATACTCACGAAAATTCTGTCGCGTATATCTCCAACACACATAAGCAGTCAAGCCACGCTCCATATCCTGGTACGCTTTTAACAGACCATCCTCCGTAACATTAAATCCAAAATAACTTATTGTACACTCTGTGATCGGAAGCGTAGTGGTGATTGTCTGTGGCCCATTGGTAGTTGAAACTGTTGTAAATAAATCAGAGTGGAAAAAAATTCTTCCATTCTGAATTTCATAAAGTCCTTGTGTATTGAAAATACCGGTGCTGTTAATTATCGGTGCGCAGCCGCACGATGTGAGAAATGGCAGATCAACGTATATCGCAGAAATACAATTAGCTCCATTCCCTCCAAGCGTACATGCAATCATTCTAAAAAATCCACACGGTAATTCAGCCATGTTATCATGAATGGGTAATACTGCTGTGCATTTGGAAAAAATGCTTAACGCATCTACAGACCTGATTCCTTCGTTCAGCCATTTTTCAAAAATTATGTCTGAGTCCGAAACTTCGATTTTTAGTTCAGCCTTCACACTTGAGATCAGCTGCTCATACGATACCTCATGGTAGAAGCCAGGATTTATTTCTTCACTCATTTAATTACTTTTTTAATAATGGTGCTGGTGATCCAAAAGCGGCAGACGGGCGTGTGCTTTCAACTATGCGCGTATCATTCTCAAAAATCATCTTCTGAATGGCTGTGATCCCATCAATACTTAAAGGATAATCGTCAAGCTCCCTGTTGAATGTTGGAATTTGAGTGGGATGTTTAAAGAGCGCCTCAACCAGCGGAGTCTTGACAAACTTTGCTTTACCACGTAACTCAAGCACTCCAGAACTGGCGTCATACAAGGCACTGTAGAATCGTGTTGATGGATTCATGATTGGATGCTTAAAGAATGTGCTCAGCCATGCACGCGATACAATACGCCTGAAGTCATTGGCTTGGCCACCGTTATAGTCGTCACTACCGGCATACCGGATTCCATCGCTGTGCTCATCCAGCTTTACGATGTCAGGCATTTTGAATTTAGCAAAACACCTGTCCTTTGGCTGCAGCGTAATTGAATATTCAGGATAATATTTCTGATAACAGATCGGTGCAATGCGTTTGTCTATTGCATAAATCTGTACAAGCCATACAGCACGGGCTCCGTCAATTAGCTGAAGTATGTATGCATCGTCATATTTGTTATCTGCGGTAACAATATCGCCAGATACAGTACGCTGCACGATGTCTATCAACTCATCCGTTTTCATGTCTGATTAATTATTTTGTGATGCCATGCCCTGCGATTCTTCATAGAGAAGAACGTCACGCGCAGGTTGTGAATAAATTATTGCGGCTACATCAGCTAAATGAAACAAAAACTTTTCGTCATAATAATTTGTGAGATCGAGCGTATCCTCTTGTACATCCACAACAACCGTTGGCCTCTTGTAATAATCCAGCGTGATGCCTTGGCATGTGCGCTCATCAGGATAGAACTTCAGATATTTCTCTGCATTCTCATAGCGCGGCTCAACAACTGTTGGGTTGGCAAGAGGAGAAATTTTTGTGCGTGGGAGCCATGGCTTACACACGTTGTTGTAAACCTTTTCAATAATTCCACCACCTTGATAATTGCCAACGCCTACTGTTGGATTAAGCAAGAGTGGATCGGTGTACAGGGCGAACTGGAAGTCATTGAGGTATTTAAAATAGCGATCCCCGTTAGCATCGGGCTCACCCTGTACTCCGGAAATTTTATTGAGTTGAAAACTTCTGATGTCGGTGCGCTTGTCAATAGTGATGATGATTGGCGTTCCGCCAGTAACGCGGGTTATCGAAGTATTGTATAACACCTGGTAACGCGCACGAACACTGATCATCTGCCAGTAATCAGGGATGCTTTTTTGTGCCGACAGAGAGCCGGAGTTATTAACATAGGTGCCAGTTATTACTGCTGTCAGAGCGAAAATTATTGTGTTTGCATCAGGCGAACTCACTACTTGGTAAGTATTATTCGGAGCTGGAGCAAGGCCAGCAACACTGCTGAGCGTAAAAAAATCGTTGGTGACCAGGTTGTGCGGAAGGGCCGTTGTGATAGTTGCAACCAGGCCCAGGTAAGAAAATGTACTCACCACAAGTGGTGCAGTATACAGCCTGTTATTGTTCAGATTGTAAGGCTTTTGTGACTGTATAATGAAGCCCACATCATCCCTGTATTTTTGTGATCCTATTCCTTTGAAGCGTTCTTCAAAAACAGCAAGAAATGCATCTAGGAATAACTTGTTTGCACGAACAGTACCACCGGTGTAGGTGGTATATGTTTCCTGAACCTTGTTTCGGAAGTAGTCGAAAAGGTATTTCCCTGTGATTGCCGGCATGTAAAAGGCGTTTTCACAAAGTAATATGATGCTTTATCATAAGCAGTACAAAACTGCTGCTATAGAGGGAATACTTTTGAACAGATTTGTAATGTGATATGATATTTGTTTATAATTGCAACATAATCCAAACCCATTTATTATGACTGAAACAAATGAATCGGAAGCCACATTAGCTTCCATGAAGGGAGCATTCGTTGGTTCCCTGGTGCGTAACAACAAAAAGATACGCGAAGACCGGGCGATTGCCATCGCTGAGGACGCCCAGATGATTTATAAGCGAGAGGTGGAAGACCTGGAGCTGAAAATCAAAAAGCTCAAGCGCGAACGCGAATCAATGCTCGACCTGAGCCCTACTACCGCAGACTCCCTTGTGCTGGCGTCTGATTTTAAATCCAAAGAATTTGTCAGCAAAGACATTCAGATTGGAGTTGAACTGCGCAACCTTGAAATCACGTTAGACATTGCAAGATCACGTTATAAACTTTTATTCGAAAGCTAATGGGACACTCAGAATATTCAGTTTCAAGTCGCTCTATGAGAGCAACACAAGACGCATATTTCACTGCACCTGTAGATGAAATATTTAAACAAAATAAAGCACGGAAAATTCATCAAGACATGAATCCTTCCGGAGTTATCTTTCGTGAATGTCGTGATTCTGCAACACATCCAAACGCTATACCAGTACAGCTGTATCTGGATGTAACCGGAAGCATGGGTAGTATTCCTCACTTAATGATTAAAGATGGACTACCCACACTGATGAGTTCATTTCTTCAGAACGGAATTCCTGACGTAGCATTAATGTTTGGTGCTATTGGCGACCATGAATGTGATCTGGCTCCACTTCAAATAGGACAGTTCGAATCAGGAGACGCAGAACTTGATATGTGGTTGACAAGAACATGGCTTGAGGGAAATGGCGGCGGCAATGCTGGAGAAAGCTATTTGCTTGCCTGGTATTTTGCGGGAAATCATATCAAGACCGATGCATTTGAAAAACGTAAGCAAAAAGGATTTGTGTTCACTATTGGTGATGAGCCTTGTCTGCCTTCAATCCCGCTTTCAGCGCTCTCATCAATCATGGGAACTTCGGCTGTGGGCCAGGGAACATATACCCGCGAACAATTACTTTCCTCTGCCAAGGCGCTAAATCATGTATATCACATTCACCTTGACCACAGAAGTGGCCGTGAAGATGTGCATCCTGCATGGAAAGAAATGCTTGGCCAAAATCTTATAATCGTTAAAGATTACACTACAATTCCAAGAGTGATCTCACACATTATTCTGTCAAACCTCCCTTCCAGTGCAGCTCCCGGAAAGGATGAGTCAAAACCAAACATGATTTTATAATTATAAATTATTTTATATACTTGCTTTATGCAAGTCGTTTACAGAATAAGAAATAAAATAACCGAAGATATTTATATTGGCTCTGCTGTTAAATACGATTATAGAATATGGGCTCATTTATCTAGGCTTAGAAAAGGGACTCATCATAGTAAAATACTTCAAAACGCATTTAATAAATATGGTGAGTCCATTTTTGAATTTTCAGTTCTTGAACAGGTGCATGATAAACAAAAGCTGATAGAGCGAGAACAATACTATCTTGATACATTAAAGCCAAAATATAATATATCAAAAAAAGCTGGAAGCCCATTAGGGATAAAGCACAGCCTTCGGTCAAGAATAAATATGAGCCGTTCTCATATAGGGATGTCAAAAGAGGAGCGTGGGCACAAAGTCGAATGCAAATGTTGTATATGTAAGAGGCCAACTGGAATCAAAAGTTATAGATGGATAAAAAGAGAGGAAAGAATTTGTAAATGCGGGTGTAGGAACAAATTTATTTGCACAATTAAATCATCTCAACGTTATATTAATGGGCATAACAAATCTCAGCTTGGAAGAAAAAAAACAATGGAAGAAATAGATAAACAAAAAACTTCAATATTAAAATACTATGTCAGCAAGCGTAATAATCGGGCTCGGATACGGTGATGAAGGCAAGGGACTGGTAACATCTTACCTGTGCTCTCAAAAGCCGAACCCTATTGTTGTCCGCTTCAGTGGTGGGCACCAGGCTGGACATACTGTTGTGAGAGATGGGAAGCGTCATGTATTTTCTTCCTTCGGTGCAGGAACGCTGCAACATGTTCCGACTGTATGGAGCCACTACTGTACTTTTTCTCCAGTAGCTTTTATGAATGAGTGGCACATCTTAAAAAAAATGTTAGATCAAGCGCCACGAATTTATGTGCATGCGTTATGCCCGGTGACCACTCCATATGATATTTATTTCAATAGAGTTGCCGAGGAGAGTGTAAAATCTTTTGGCAGCGTTGGCGTTGGCTTTGGAGCCACACATCAAAGACATGAATCGTTCTTTAAATTGCATGTGCAGGATTTATTTTATGACAACATTCTGCATCAAAAACTTAAACACATTTCTGAATATTACGGATATAAAGAAATCTTCGATGCTGACAATGCATATAGTTTGGGATATTTTGTTGGATGCGTGAGAGAGCTGCGGAAAAAAATTGTTGTGATTAACTCATACGATTTTCTCTCTGGCTACGATCCAGTCTTTGAGGGCTCACAAGGAATAATGCTTGACCAGGATTTTGGCTTCTTCCCTAACGTAACCAGGTCTCATACTACTTCACGTAATGCGCTAAGTATTTATCCTGGCATCAAAGATGTTTATTATGTAACCAGGACATATCAGACACGTCATGGTAAGGGATACATGACCAATGAAGATCAGCCGCCACTGGAGCTGTTGAATAACTTGAATGAAACCAACCGTGAAGATAAGTATCAAGGCAAGTTCCGGATCACCCCACTTGATATTGATCTACTGAATTATGCACTGGAATGTGATTATAATTATTCTTCTATGGCTGGGAAAAATCTTGTTATCACATGCGCTGACCAGACTGATCATGAATTTCCCGTAACTATAAATGGAGTAGTGCAGATGACTACGGCAAAGAAACTTCCGGCACTGATAAAAGCTACTTTCAAAAGAACCTATATATCATATGGTGATTCCAGTGAAGACCTGCAGATAAATATGTCTTACTTCCCCGCTGAAAATAATTTGTCACCTTCCAAATAATTATTTATCATTGCCCCGTGAAACAATTCGCAACTCATCAGCAACCGCGCCCACGCAGTAACCCTGCGGTGCAACTGCTTTGATGTGATGTGAAGAAAGTAACGTCATTTAAAAACGGGCCCCGCAAGAAATTGCGGGGTTTTTTATTTTCGGGGTGTTCCAGCAGATGGCAATACGGGCCTGTTTTGGAAACAGGTGTTCGCAGGTTCGAATCCTGCTACCCCGACTGCTCCTTTGGTGTAACGGTCAGCACATCACATTTTGAATGTGATAGTCAGCGTTCGAATCGCTGGAGGGGTACTACATGGTGTTTGAAGCATTAAGGTGATGCGCCAGACTGTGAATCTGGAGAAGATGGATCGTTACCATCCTAATACCCAATGCCCCCTTCGTTCAGCGGAAGGACATGTGGTTACGAACCATGAGACGGGAGTTCGATTCTCTCAGGGGGTACTATTTTTCCTATATTTAAGATTGCGGATTGCCGCAGCTTTTTTATTTTCAAAATCATTAAATAAATCATCATCCTCATCTCTGCTTCTGATACGAACAGGAATTGGTTTTTTCTTTTTTGGTTTTAATACAGGAGCTTCATCGGCAATTAAAGTATATCCCACTCTTATTGAATTTGGCAAAGCAATTTCACACTCACCGCAGTAAGGAATGCCGGTAATTATTGACCTGCACACATAACACTTAAATTGTGAAACTCTCATAGCGGATCAGGTAGGGCTCGAACCTACTGCCTTCTGGTTAACAGCCAGTCGCTCATCCAGATGAGCTTCTGATCCTTTTGCGGTGCCAACGGAATTCGAATCCGTGATCTCCGGAGTGACAGTCCGGCAACATACGCCAACATGCTGTGGCACCAAATAAAAAACCCTGGACAGTTACGCCCAGGGTTTAGTCAATACTCAGGCGTCCCATCTATGGGTTATCGTCATTGTTATTATTAAATTCTTTCTCTACTTTTTCCATAAGTCTTTTCCAAAAATAATCTTGAAATTTTCTTGATTGCATTTCAAGCCAACGCATCTCATCTTCGTAATATTTAAACGCTGATTGCTTTTTCATTATCTCTAAAAATTCTTCTTCAGTTAATTTTTGCATTCGTAGTTGTGCCGGGATTCAAACCCGGATTATCAGATTAGAAGGCTGAGGTACTATTCTGTTGTACGACACAACTATAGTTGTCCTCCCGCCAGGAATCGAACCTGGTCTCACTGGTTAAAAGCCAGTTGCCTATGCCAATTTGCTACAGGAGGTCTTTATTCTCCTGCGTTTATATACGTCAATCATGTTGCCTCTGCCGGAGTCGAACCGACTACAACCTGCTTGTAACGCAGGTACTCTTCCACATGAGATAAGAGGCAATGTGAAATCACAGTATAATGTGATTTCTTGTGGAGAATGAGGGATTCGAACCCTAACGTTTTGCTTGCAAAGCAAACGGCCTACCATCGGCATCACCCCCAATTATGTACGCAACCCTGGACTTGAACCAGGTCGGCAGAGATATAAGCTCCACGTTCGCACCTGCGGTCGCGCATTTTTCTGAGCAGGTACAGTGAGTCGAACACTGTTTTCCAGATTGGAAGTCTGGCACATCACCACGTATGCTTCACCTGCTTATGTACTCCATGACGGTTACGATCCGTCTTTGCCAGGTTGAAAACCTGATGTCCTAACCAGTAGACGAATGGAGCATAGCTCCTCGTCTTCTATTTTATTTTTCATGTTGGTAATCGTGGGCTTGAACCACGGGCCTCTACATTATCAGTGTAGCGCTCTGACCAGCTGAGCTAATTACCAATTTAATTCGGAGCTGTTTTAGCCGCTAAACTACAGACGGTATTTCTACCGCCCAGCTGGATTCGAACCAGCGTCTTCTCCTGGTTGCGGGGATGGGATTCGAACCCATGGCCTTCAGGTTATGAGCCTGACGAGCTGGCCGGACTGCTCTACCCCACAATATGAGCTGGACTACGGATTCGAACCGCACATCTCCTGATTACAAGTCAGGCGCATCGCCATCAATGCTTGACCAGCTATTAGCAGGTTGTGTAAGAATCGAACTCACTCCTGCGGGTTTGGAATCCGCTCGGCTACCTTAGCCCACAACCTGTAGAAAACAAAAACCCCCGACTTTTAAGATCGGGGGCGCTTGCTAAATTGTTAATATGCAAAAGTCGTTATCCCCCTGATCCGGTATTAATCACAGCTATCGCCATGCCACCATCGGTGCACCACGTTTTCTCTGTATTTCTTACTTTGAACATTGAAGATGTTTTTTCTTTTATTGAACTGCAAATGAAAAAAGAAGTTTCTTTATATGCAAGGATTTTCTAAAATAAATTTTCCACAAGCTGGAAAGCGGCTGCTGTGATCTGTTTTTGGGCCGCAGGTATTTTTTCGCAACGCGCACTTGGGATAGCTTTTTGACATTCTCTTAAAATAGTGATGCTCACACTGGCCGCACTTTTTCCCTTCTGGCCCTGGGCCGTAGGCCTTCAGCAGCGGATTTGTTTTTTTCTTTTTCACTGGCAGCATCTCTCCGGTGATGGTCTCATACATCTCAACCTGTCCCATATCACAAAGTAACAAATTTTTTTTTGTACCGTTATATGAATTAATTACATTTTCCCCATGATCAAAAATTTGTTATGTCTCTCCTTTAGTTATTCGCTCACAACAGCGGGAGGCCATGCATTGCTTGATCATTAGAAAGTCTAAAAAAAGAACGTGCATATGAAAGCCTCCTGGAAACAGGGGGCTTTTTTTATTTCCCGGATTGGTGTAATTGGTAGCCACGCCAGTTTTAGAAACTGGTGCGTAAAGCGTGGGGGTTCGACTCCCTCATCCGGGACAGGCGTGTGATGAAATAGGTAAACATGCAGGTCTTAAAAACCTGTGCTTCGGCTTGTGGGTTCGATTCCCACTACGCCTACAATGTTTAATATAATGTACAAAAGCAGGTGTTTTGTTCAGGATATTAAACATTATGAATTTTGCGGATGAAGCTAACTTGGTAGAAGCGCACGCCTGAAGAGCGTGAGGATTGGTTCGATTCCAAACATTCGCACGGAAAGTAAATCAGCGAGGAGCTGAGATTGCTTGCTAAGCAAATCGTCCCCGAAAGGGGATGGGTTTCGACTACTCTGCTTTCCGCTTTAATAGACTACAAGACCAATCGCATTGGTGCAGGATTGCAAACCCTGAGTAGCTGGTTGGACTCCAGCTGTAGTCTCTTGGAAGGTTTCGAATCAGGTGATTCAACTTGTCTTGAAAACAAGGATGACTACTCACAAGTAGGGGCTTCGATGCTCAACTTTCCGCTATTGGGATAAATGCCGGGGCAGCAAGGACAGACTGTAAATCTGAACCACGTAAGTTCGAGTCTTACTTATCCCACTATTTAAAAAGATCAATGATGTGTTGGGTGCCAACAGGATTCATTGAGTGGACAAACATTATTGGTAATTTTTTTCCTTCGCGCTGATACAATTCCTTTATAAATTTAGCGCAGTCCAATCCTGTCTTGTCTTCTTCTTTGTAATCATCGGCAATAATAATTTTGCCCTGGTCTTCAGTCATGACATAGCCAAGATCATGATCAAAAGAAATGTGGGTAATCTCAATATTATTTTCTTGACAGAGCTGAACCAGTCCAATAAATGAAAAATAATTTCTCACTACGCACCACTTTTCGATATAAAGTAAATTGTCTTTACCAATTCTTCTATACATATAACCAATACAATCAGCTGGCTCCCGCACGTCATCAAGAAATATTTTCATGGTTCAAATATAAAAAAACCGCGCTGGCGTAATCAGCGCGGTTCTTAAACAAAATCTAATATGAAGAACAGGTCGGAAAGGTAGCTATTTAAACTTCACAGTGTACTGCACAGTGAAAGTTCCAACGTTGGTATCGGTATAGCAGTTTGCCGGCACAGTGCAATGAGCGCGAATTTTTATTTGGTCACCGTCTTTGATTCCATAGAATGGAGAACCTGGCGCTAATTGATTTGTAATTGCAATCTCCCACACATCACTGTGAGGAGTGAATTTTCTCTGCCCCTGGCAGGGGACAAGTACGTTTTCGCCTGATGGCATTTTCGTCCACAGCACATCGTACCCTCCGATGCCTCCTGGATAATTAATGGTTACTGTATAGGTGTCTTTTGACGACTTAGCGCTTTTGACATCCGGAGCTGCGCACTGGGCGCTGGCTGTTGCTACTGCAAGCAGCATGATAATAAGGAATGATAATTTTTTCATTTTACTTTTTTTTAAATAAACCACCAGGCCCTTTAATTCCTGGTGGTATCAATATGGAAAACTCGAAAACAAACAATTATTAATTAGTTACTGCAGCGCGTTCTTTTTCCTGCTTCAGCTTGCTGCCTTTTTCAATCTCTTCCATCAGACGCACAACTTTTGCTGAGTGATGGTTGAAGCCCTTGTCAATAAATCCTTCGTCCTTGAGTTGTTTTGCCTGACGCCGAAGATCGGTGATCTCACCATCATTCATTACGCCAAGTTTTCCTTTACTCACCGCCTTATCAAGTATCAGGCTGTTGTCAGCTTCAAGAGAAATATCTTCCTTGTCGTGAACTACTCTTTCAACGAATTCCTTGAACAGCGCATCTTCTTTTTTGAAGTACCCGATCAAATCATCAATGGAATTACCGATTGGTGATTGTCCCAGGTAATAACTCTCAAGACCATTTTTCGGATTGTTCTGAATAACATTCAGCTCGATGGCTTTACGAAGTGTAACACGCATGTCACGATCCGGATGAGAAGACGCATTCATCCACACAGCTAAAAACTTTTCTGTGTTGGCTCCCTGGAAGCACAGGCCGGTAGTGAAATCAGCAAGCAGCATCTTTAACTCACCGTCCAGTTTTCCAACTGGACTCTTGCCAAAGAAATACATCACGTCACGCTTTTCATCAAAGCTCATCTCCTGGATACGGTTGGCGATACGAAGTTTATTGTCGTAGTCAACAAGTCCCTGGATGGTCTGTGCTGTGGTATCAATCAAATTGAACAGCGGATTTTTTGTATTGGCATGACCTACACCGTTAACAACAGTGTTTGGATGCTTACACCAGAACTCTTCATAAGCCTTTTTTAAATCCTTGTTCTGGGTGTCAATGCCCACCTCGTATCCGTCCTTATCAATGAATGTCTCATAGGTAAAGCGGTGTTCCATGCTTGAGAGAACGCCAAAATCAATAGGCTTACTCCAGGCAATGGGAAGAGGGTTGTTGGTGCTCGCGCGCGCCAGATATTCTGAACTTGAAAACTCCTCGATCTTGTTGTCAGATGTGAGAACTTTCATGATGTTCCCTGTTGAATAGCTGCGTGCAAGAGGAGTCTTGTGGATCACCGGCTCAAGCATCCGGATAATAATTTCATGTTTCATTAAATATGGTTTTTTGGTTTATAATAAAAAACATGCATCTTACGGGATGCGATGTTTCTTTTCATTGTTATACCCAGAGCGCTCCAATAGCTGTTTGTACAGCAGAGAAGAACGCAGTCAGGTTAGCTCCGTTGTCCAGCGCATATATTGTATGCGTGTACAGATGCACAGAATCCATAACTCCACCTTGAGTCTCAGTGTAGAAGTTAATCTGAATTTCACCATAAGAAGCCCCTGCAGTTAACAGGGCCGGGTTAACGCCTTGACGTGTCAAGTCGCCAACTGTTCCTCTTGATGCTACTCCGGGAACTGTGTTTACCAGTGTCAGTACTCCACCATTCGGACTCACGTTTGTCATTGAGAACAGCGGGTAACCAGCTGCAGCAATGAAAGTAATAACACCAGCTGCCTGAATGTGCGATGCCAGACGGAAACCAATCGAAGGATCAGTGTAGCCTGTTACGCCCAGGTTCAGGGCAGTTGTTGTTTGAGTGGCAGTTTCACCAGCAGCGATAACAGTGTGGAACACTGTTCCTGCAACTGTGTTTGTCAGCGGTGTCGTTGGAAGACCAAACGCAAATGGAAGCACTGGTGATGTCTCAGGAAGAATCTGCTGCATTTTAAACCCGTAGGTCTGCGCTGCAACAGGAGCCACAACAGTAGAAGTCCACTGAGCTGGCGTTTCAGCAACCGGCAATGCGTGGTAGACGTTATTCAGAATCCAGCGCACGTCAATCGGTGGAGCACCAGTGATACTCATGATCGTACCGGTTACCACAACGTCAGAGCCAGCGGCTGCGGGAGTGATTACGTTATATGAACTATTGATATTCATTGATATTATATATTAAATTGTAATTTAGATTGTAAACTATATTTACGCAGCCGGCTCAAGCCAACCACAACGGTTTGCAATCAGTGAAGGGCCGCTCATATCGAAGATGTGTAACTTCGCGCTCGGAGAATCGTTGGTAGCCAACGTATTTGCTTTTGAGAAGATGTCTGATCCCATTTTCTGACTCATGCCAATTAATCCTGGCTCATATCCGAAAATAGTTGACTGTCCAAGCTCCTGCCAGTACAGTTCCTCAAATGCCGGTAATACACCACCGCCACCTGCTGGCTGGTAATCTGCCAGGTCAATAGCAAAGCATGTGTTCTGACGGATTGTTCCTACAACGCCGACAATAGAAGAGCCGGTTGGGTATGAAGGAATATCATTCAGCACCGGATCAAGGTAAAGGTTGGCATTGATACCTGCGTATGAATACTCCCTTACATCTAATCCTTTCACTGAATTTCCACCGAAGGTGTTTGTATTTCCACCGAACTGAATGTACGGAGCGGTGAAGGACTGAACTCTACGAAGAAGCTCACGGCCCATGCAGATGTTCAGCTTAGTATCTCCACCGGAGATGCTTTGAAGATCAGCAGTTGTTGTCAGCCAGTTCTCCCAATCGTTTTGAGTGAGTGGGTTGGTGTAATTCTGGTAATAGCCACCACGGTACTGATCCATCACAGCCTGACGAACACCCATAGAATAGTTCACTGTTCCCTCAAGTCCGGATTGGAATGTTCCGAATTTTGAGAAGTACCAGTTACGAATCTTACTTTGATTCATACGGTTGTATGCAAACATCTCCTGGCCGTTAGCCCAGAAGCCACCGTCATAGGTTGTGTATGTCTTGAAGAAATCAGCTAAGCGAAGCGTGAGAGATTCACGGTGAGTAGCAACCACGTCAGTCACGTAGAATGGAGTCTCGTACATGCTTTGTGTTGCTGCTGAATCGTAAAAACCAGAGTTGTCCCAGGCTGCAAGAGCATAACCACCTACCGGGAAGGCAGAGGTTACTACTGCATAACCACCGGCTGCGTTGATAGCGCCGTCTGGTTCAAGGGTAATTGTTCCGGGAGCCGAAGCAATTACACGTCCTGCGTTTGAGGAAGGAGTGCCGTCAAGACACACTTGCTTTAAACGGAACAGGTTGTAGTTGGGATCGGTGAAAGTCAGAGTGAGTGTTCCGGTTCCATTCAGGGTGCGTGTTGCGACCTGCGCAATAACACGGCTGATACCCATGATGGGCTTTTGGATGGCACCGCCTGTTCCGGAGACCGGACGCGGCTTGCGTCCTTTAAGATACATAAGCATCTCAAGCAGGTTGTAGCCGTTTGAAATGTCCCATGTAAAAGGTACTTTATCAGGAGAGTTGATAGCGTTCAGAAGTAAATTATTCTGCAAGCCATCTACACTCAACTGGTTGGGTGTCGGTTGTAATGACATTTGTTTTTAAATTTTAATTGAATCCTCAGAACTATTTCCCGTTCTGGATGGGTGTTACAATTCCGCGCTGGCGGATCACATCAGTGATGGACACCTTGCCGTCACCTCCTCCGGAGTTGGCTACGAACTCATTTTTGTCAACGCGAACACGGTCTTTGATGAACTTTTCATATCCGATGTATTCGCCCATTTCTGTGGCGTTACGTAACATCTTCTTGAAAATCTTTTCATTCATGCGCATCTGCTGATGAAAACTGGTAGCCACATCGTAGGAGACTCCATCGGGGCCAACCTGCGTGTTATTCATTACCGATGTCCTTATCGCTTGCTGATCTTCTTTGTCAAGTACATAGCCGTAGTAGCCCTTGTCCGCTGCTTTTTGTATCAGCCGGTCAAGATTGCCCACCGCTTCATTTGCACTCTTACTCTGTAGCTCTGCAATGCGCCTTTGCTCTGCCGGATCGGGAGCTGGCAGCAGGTTTTTTGTCTGCTCGTCAGCGTCTTTCTTCAGCTGTGCACGTATAGGATTGGTCAATAATTTCTGTTTGTGTGTAGGCAGCTCGTTAAAC